CTTTATTTACGTTTTTAACGTCTCACGCGACGGTGAACAAGTAGAAAGTTAGAGGGAGCAAACCCCTAAACTCATTACCCATTTAAGATAATCAGTTTAAGGATTCGCATCTATAACTTACTTCTTTTTCTTTTTAATGTGCTTTTTAACCTTTGATCCGTATTTTTTACTCCACTTCTTGGCTAATGCTGGTTTATTAGCATACATCCAAGTTCGTTGTTTTTTAGATACGAATGGCATATTAAAATCCTAATTGATCTCTGAACGCTTGTATTGCATTTAATGTATTACTATCTAGTGATTGTGCTTCTGGTGATTGCATAAACTGATCAAAATAACCAGTAAATTCAGGAGTTATCATTTCAGGTGTAATTTCAGGCGGTTGCTGACCATTAATTATTGATCTAATTATTGCTATTGCCTGTTGCTGACCAGCTTGAGTTGGTGCTGGTTGAGATGCCTTTTCAGTTGCAATCTGAGTAGCAGCAGCATCTACTTTTTCTTGTTCTAATCTTCCGAGAATATCTGCTATTGATCCAATTTGATAGCCTTCAAGTAATGTTTGTTTGTCAATAACTCCAGCATTGTATAACTCCATTAATATTTCTTGTTTAGCAAGAGTTGTAGTTGCTAACCAGCTTGTTATCTTTACATCTACAACGTTCTTCTTTTTAATAACTAATGTATTATCTGGAATATTATTAGCATCTTCTCCTATAACCTGTACCACTTCTCTTTCTCCTGATGTGGTAGTAGGAGTAATATTTCTAGCAAATTGATACTTTTGTGCTACTAAAGATAAAATATATTCATAGACTTCTTCCAAAAATACCTCTATATTCTCAACTAATTCACTCATATTATTTGCATCTCCAACCTGTAATGCTTCAATTCCCTTACCTGATTTGACACCTGTTGGTATTCTACCCATTGAAGCCTCATGAGCGCCACCTATATCTTCTATATAAGTATTATATTGCTGAATTTGAGTCATTATTATTGGTGAAATAGGAGCAATAGGAAGATGTGCAACTTCATAACCTCTTTTCTTTTCTATTATTTGACCATGTTCGTTATTTATTACTCTTACTCCTGAACCTTTGTCTGCTACATATTTACCTTTATTTACTAAATCATTATATTCAGCTAGAGAAGATTCTAATCTGTCTAATTGTCTATTAACAGGAATTAAGTTTTTAACCCAGCCTGTACCATAAATAGACAATGGTTCTATATCACTTGAAAGAATAAAGAATGGAATTCTAGTCAATCCTGTATTAAATGGCTTTCTTATTGTTCTGTCTCCCGCTTTAGTACAAAGCCATACTTGTTTTTGTCCATTAACATATTTTATATACCAGCATTCTTTTACTATTACACTACCTTCATCTGGTGCTGATTCTTCGGTAGATCCCATAAATTGACCTTTTTCTGATACTAATAATCTGGATTTAAGAGGAGATGCGGCAACTTTCTTTTCTGTCTTAATTTGTTCTACTTCTTCTTTAATATATTTATCATCATTTAATAAATCAAAAATTGATCTTCTAACTGCTAAAAATACATATCTAGCATCTTTTGGATCAGTAGCATTTGGATCAAAATAAAGATCATATGGATCAACAACTCTTACTGCTACTTCACCCTTTTTATCTTCTGCTTGTTCATCCCAAACTACTTGCCATGCACCTACTGAATATTTAAGTGCGTGCCAAACTGACGCTTTTAATTTATATCTTAAATACAATCTATCATGTAAATATTCAAGATATTTACTTAAATCTCTCGCTTCATCAAGATTCTTTGGATTCCAATTATAAGGAGTAACTTCTGGTTTGGGTTGATTTCTTAATGAGTAATTTCTAACAGCACGAAGTGTTGTGTATATCTTGTTAATAACTACCTTTGGCTTACCCTTATCTCTTAATGTGGATATTATCTGTTGAGTGTTACGATCCCATTTAGCATAATGATTGCCTGATACCCAAAGATCATATATAAACCATTTCCAATCAATCTCATTCCTATTGTTATAGGCACTATTCCACCATCTATCAAATTTGGCTTCAAACGTTTTTAATGATTCTTTATCCTTCTTGTCCGCCATACATTATCTCCTCTTTCTCACTTACTGGTATTTCTGAATCATCTTCAGGAATGTTAATAAAATCTTCATTTTCGGTATCTTCTTTAATGGGTTCAGGTTCTTCACTTACATATTTATAGTCTGATAATGATTTAGTCATTAAACGATCATAAATATCCTTTCTCTCTTTACTTAAAAGATATTCTTTATATCCTATATAGGCTAAAAGACCTATTATGACTATTATTTCTATCATTTTATAAACAAAAAAACCGCATCTCTGCGGTCCGTTACATTTTGAACCTTATCAACCTAACTATACCAATCTATTATCTATCTTGCAACTTTATCTAATAATTGTATAAATTTATTAAATACTGAAGCAAGTCTTTTGTTTGACATCGTGGGGTCTATATTAAAAGCATTAGCAACATTAGAAGCATCTCTGCCAACTTGACCCATATTTTGTCTGGAATTTTGTTCTGTTAATCTAACAAAGTTTCCTAATATTTCTCTATCTTCTGGATCTAGTTGCATTAACTTTCTCATTAAAGCAGGGTTAGGAGCTATTTTTGCGATAGGCGTCATTAATGCACCCATAGCGGTTTGAGTTAAATCTCTGCCAAATGACTGTGTTGCTTCTGGAGATTTCCACGCAGCTTGTGGAAACATCTCTCCTTGAGGTGATTTTATATATTGTTGATATGCTCTATTTATAGAATCCCACATACTAATTTATTTTAGGCATCTCTTTGATATATTGTCAATCATTTAGTGGAAGGTGGGGATTTGCACCCTTATAAATCGGTTGTTAAGACCATATTTAGCGACTTGCACCTCCCTATTCTCTGTTACTAGTTTGATATATATGATTAATTCTCCCATCTTGATAGGTTATCTCTATTTTGCCATAAGTTTTTTTACTTAACATATCTACCATTGTATTTATAACAGTAAATACTTTTGCATCTTGTTTTCCTAATTCATATATTCCCGATAGTTCAGGAAAGAACTCTTTTAAATCTTCTGAAAATTTAGTTATGTTCATATATCTCCATCATCCCATAAAGTATCACTTCTGTCAGTAAAGAATCCTGAATCTTTTTCTTGTTCTTCACTAGCTGGTAGTATATAAGTACCTGGTATTTTATCTGCCCAAGGTTTCTTTTCAGTTGGTTGATAATCATTAATCCACATAGAATTTAAATCTGCTAAAGCATCCATCATATGATCATTTGCTTTCTCTGGTTCTTCTGGATTATTACTATCACTATCAGATAATGTTGATTTGTCTTTCCATCTATAACTTAAAAATTCTTTTATTGTGTTTTTACAAGAAGGATCAACATAGTATTTTAATTTAGATAATCTATCTGCAAACTTCTGAATCTTATACCTAACATAGTCAATTTTACTTTCTCCTGATTCTTTTTTAACTGGTAAAAAATCTACATCCAAGTCAGCTAAATCTTTAATATCACTGGCTTGAGCTGAATCCATTGTTGAATACTCTATCTCTTTATCCTTGCACATATCTTTAACTCTTGTGGCAAGTGGTGGATTAGTTAATTCAACTTCATATAATTCATTTGTCTGATACCAGTTATCATCTTTATCAACTGCAATTAATGCACAAGCAGTTGGATTTCTAAATCCTCTATCCAATCCTCTTATATAATAAACAGGTTTAAAATCTTCAAAATGTCTTATATGTTTAGATGTATCAAACTCTTTATATACTAGACCTGTTGCTCTAATAAATGCTTCATTTGCAGTTTCAGGATATTCTTGAGGATAGAATCTACCTAATTCTTGTTTTTTAACTGATAGAAAATTATCATCATAAAATCCTGATGCTTTATAAAATAGAGGTTTAAATGGTCTTATACCTAATACACATTCATCCCAGAAGTCTTTACCAAAATTATATCCATTGGCTGTTGATTCTATTATCACTCTACCTGTTGGAACTACTGCCTGCATAGCACCTGCAAATAATAATTCAGGATGTTTATAAAAATTAAATTCAGAAAAGTGAAGATTTGTTATTGTTTTTGATCTACCGAAGTCTGAATCATCTGCTGTACCTATTGTATATCTTGAATTAGTAGATTCATTAAATAACTCATATTTAGAATTATATTTAAGTGGTATTTGAATATTATTTTTATATTCATAGCCTTTAATATAAATCTTAACTCTGTCTAATAATTCAATAGCATTGTCGGTATTATTAGCAACTATTACACTTCTTGTATTTTCTTTTAATAAAAAGTCTGCTGTAAACCATGCAAGTATTAATGATGAAAATCCCTGCTGTCTTGCTTTTAAGATATAATCTCTACCTGTTGAATCTTCTAATAGATATTTACTTTGAATAGTATTTAAGACAAAAGGAACCAAATGACCTTGTTTATCTACTATTTCAAAGTTTTCTTCAATGATCTGTTTATATAGGATATTTTTTTCGTTGTTCATTTAAAAAGTCATTAAAGTTTACCTGAACTGCGGTGGTATTTGTATTTTTAAACTCTCTTTTCTCTAACCACCATTTAGCAGTATTTAAATCTTCATCTTGAATAATTGCTTTAACAACTGTTTTTTTAGCGGCAATATCGGCATAATGTTGAGCAGACTCCATTTTCGTTAGGAAATCTGGATATAGTTTGATCCATTCATAATATGTGGGTTTAGAAATAAGGGCGTAAGATAGGGCTTCTTCTACTGTTCCACCCAATTTAAATATATCCTCTAATTTCTTTACTACTTCATCAGAATATTTAGTAGGTCTTCCTGCTTCTTTTTTAACTGTAATCTCTTTTGTATCATCTATCGCCATAATGCATATTTATCTTCATTTATTAAATCTTTATAGTCAAGTTTTTCAAGATATGCTTTATAACCATCTACTAATTTTTGTATGATTTCTAATCTTTTGTTATCGTTTGATATTATTTGTTCTTTTTTGATAGTTTCTGATTGAGTTTGTTCTGGTTCTTCGTGATCTAACATTTTAATTATCTGTTTAAAAGTAATAGGAGCTTTGAAGTTAACTGAAAAGTCCTCAAGTTCAGGCACATCAAGTTCAGGCAACATATTCATAAAAGCATCTGAATCATAATAAGAGAAGTTATCATTATCACTTAATATATATTCCATCATTTCTTGTTTGTTTTTAGTTTTAACTTCAGTTACCCACACTTCTTTAAAATCAAGATTCTGCATAGCTCTAAATCTAGTATTACCTCCTAATACAATGCCATCCTGATT